TCGTAGAGGGCCATCTCCTGGAACTCGGAGTGCTGGTCCTGCTGGACCGACGCATCCTTCGTGCCGAGGCCGCTGCTCTGGTGCGCGGTTCCGACGCGCGGCGGGACGAGGAGCCCCTGAAGGATCTGCTGGGACTTGTACCGCAGGTAGGACTCGAACACGTCCCCGCGCTTGTCGTCCTTCAGGAAGTCGACGTTGTACTTGTAGTCGCCCTTCGAGTCGCGATCCCCGGGCAGGACGACGCCGTTGCCGCCGCGGAGCAGCCGCAGGATCCCGGCCATGAACTTGAAGCCGTCGACCGGGAGCCCGTTGTGATCCTTGATCTGGTCCAGTACCGCGCGCCCGACCAGGTTTGGGTCGGCCTTTGTCTCGAAATACCGATTGGCGTACATCGAGATCGCGGCCTTGTCCCACCAGTCGACGTAGGAGTTGTCCATCAACGGCTTGCCGGTGAGCCGGCCGAACATGTCGTCCTTGCCGAAGATGTAGAGACCGACGCGCTCCGGGCCGACCAGCTTGGACGGATCGGGCTGCGGGTTCGGGCTGATGTAGATGTACTGCTGGACCCCGTCCCACTCGTCGGTCGCCGGGTCGACGTGGAGGACGATGGTCCGCGGGTCGATGGACTTGAAGCGGTCGAAGGTCCAGGCCATCGGCAGCGAGACGTTCTCGACGGTGCCGCCGATCTTGTCCTCGATCTCGATGGTCGTCGGTCCGGACTTCCACACCTTCTCGGTGACCTGGTAGCCGAACCCGATCCCCAGGGAGGCCGACTTCGCGATGGGGCGATAGTGCTTCCGGAAGACCGCCTCGACGAACGCCTTGATCTTCTCGTCGCGGCTCCGGACGGCGTACTGGGCATTGATCAGCGGCGCGCGATTGACCGCCATCCCGAAGGCGACGTCCGGATCGTTCCGCATGACCAGGCGGTTGTTGATCGTGACGGCCTTGGGATTGAACTGCCCCAGCGTCTCGACCACCTTCGCGTAGATCTGGGTGATGAAGTGCTGGCGCAGGACCGATCCGTCCTGGAGCGGCGCGCCGGCCGGCGAGTCCGACGCTGCCGTCGCGAGCTGCTCTGGACGACGCTTCGAAAAGGGCCACATGGTCAGAAGACCCTCCCTTGTCCGAAGAGTCGCCCGCCCTCGTAGGCGGACGCGTCGTAGTCGGCAGGCAGGACCGTGGGACCTTCCTGCGCGGCCAGCCAGTTGAAACCCTGGGCGGACGCGTCGACCATGTCGATGGGCTTCCCGCCGGGGAAGCGGCGGACCTGCTCGAGGAAGGCGGCGTTCCACTCGGCCTTCTTGAGGAAGACCTTTCCGACCTGGGCAGCGGACGCCATCGGCTCGGCGCGCAGGAGCTTCGACCCCTCGCTCCCGGCGTTGACGATCTCGACCGCCCAGCCGTCGAGCTTCCCCGCGATGGACTCGGCCTGGGTCTTACCGCCGGAGCCGGGTTCCTGCTCGACGATGATCCGCTTCAGCTTCCCGTCGGTCTCGGCGGTCTGGCGGATCTCCTTGTCGCGCCGGCCGGACTTCCACCAGTCGGCCTTGATGTCGGTGATGTAGTACGCGCGGTCCGAGCGGTCGGTCCCGAGCTGCTTGAAGCCCATGTCGACGCCCGCGGTCTGCGCGGCCTTGTGGTCCTCGCTCGCCGCCAGGTCCCACGACCGACAGGTGACGTCGAGCATCGGGACGTCGTTGACGATCTGGAACCACGACGCGTTGAACTCTCCGCCGTCGCGCGGATAGGGGCGCTGCTGATAGAGCGTCGCCCACCAGAAGGCGAGGGTGTTCGCCTCGCGCTTCTTCATGGTCTCCTGGTCGTAGAGCTCCGGGCAGTGGACCTCGCCCTTCTTGCGGGACCACTTGAAGTCGGGAAGGCTCTCGTCCTCTTCCGCGATCGCCGGGAGACGGATCACCGTCCACTTCTCCTCGGTCTTCTTGGCGCGGTCGAGGATCCTGCCGACCAGGTCGTCTTCCGCCCAGCGGGTCATGAGGATGACCTTCCGCCCGAGCTTGCCGAACCGCGACGAGAAGACGGCGTCGTACCAGTCCCAGATCGCGTCCTTCCGCGTCTGCGACGAGGCCTCTTCGGCATCCTTGATCGGGTCGTCGATGATGCCCAGGTCGGCGGGCTGACCCGTCAGCGGTCCACCGACGCCGGCTGTCACCATGCCGCCGCGGCGACCGAGCAGGTTCCACTCGTCGGCCGCGCGGGTGTCCTGGCGGACCTCGACGTTGAACAGGCGCTTGCCGTAGAGCTCGAGGAGGTCGCGACAGTTCCGTCCCCACTTGGCCGCGTACCCTTCGCCGTAGGACGCGAGGATCACGCGCTGTTCGGGGAAGGTCCCCAGGTGCCAGGCGGGAAAGTATTGCGACCAAAACTCGGACTTGCCGGTCTGGGGCTGGACGTTGATGATGACGTTCGACAGGACGCCCGCGGCGATCGCCAGCGCGACGCGGTTATAGAGCGAGATGTGACGGAAGACGCGCCAGCGTCCCGCGCTAATGGCCGACCCCATCATCGCCGGAGAAGACGCGGCGAGCCTCGCATCGTTCAGCGAGGTCAGCCAGCGCTGCACGGCCTTCTGGGTCGGAGAGCAGTTTTCCAATAGCGACATGTGTCTCCGAATTCTGGAGGGCGTTGTTGTTGTTGACCTCGACCTTGGTTCCGGCCGCGGGCGGAGTCGCGTCCGCGAAGAGTTTGTCGAGGAGCTTCTTCAGGGCCTCGGGGTTCGTCAGGGCTTGCTTGAGCAGGATCTCGAGGCCCTTGGTGGTCGTCCCGTCGGCGGAGACGACGGACATCTTCCGGATCGCGGCCCAGAGCTGGCGGTTGTAGGACTGGATCCCGTGCGGATTGAGGACCTCGCCCTTCTTGACCTTGGTGGCTTCGTTCCCGCTGGTGCCTTTCGGGAAGCGACCCTTCGGATCGCGCTTGACGGGAGGACCGGTAGGCGTCGCGGCTGCCGCGGCCGACGCGTCAGCGGGAACGCTTACCGGGCCCCCTGCCGGGGGCGCTGCGGCGGACGGCAGCGAGACCTGATCGGGACCGTGTCCGTTCCCGTTCTTGTTGGGCAGGTCGCTCGTGTCCATGCGATAGGGACTTTATTCCCAAAGGCCATGGACAGGGGGGTTCGGGCACCGAATGACCCCTACGAGCGGTTAGTTGCCCCCATCAGCGGGTAAGATCGGCCATCACGATTCGGCGCAAAATGACGACCTTGACCTTTGGCAGGAAGACCGGCGTGGTCCTCCCAGGTCGTCCCCAGCGCGGGAGCGTGATCTCCAATTCTGCCGTGACGCGCTGGAGCGTGTCCTCGCTGTAACCAGCGACGAACGCGATCTCCTTCCACCCGCGGAGCGCGTCGTCGGGCGCGATCTCCGCCGGATTGAAGTCGAGCAGCATCCGGACCAGTTCGTCGACGCGCGAATCCCTCTTTCCCATCGAAACAGCCCCCCTCATTTGGACCTCGCAAGCTCCAGGAATTCGCTCCTGGCTTCGGCCTTCTCCCGAATCACCCCGAGAAGACAGCTCGTCACCATTTCGCCCGCGGCTTTGACCCCGCGCATCGCCATGCAGGAATGCGTCCCGCGGACCAGGACGCCGACGCCGGCCGGCTGAAGGTGGATCCGGATCGCGTCCGCGATCTCCTTCGTCAACCGCTCCTGGACCTGGAGCCGGCGCGCGAAGCACTCGACCAGGCGCGGGATCTTGGACAGGCCGACCACCCGCTTGCCTGGGATGTACCCGACGGTCGCGGTCCCGCTGAAAGGGAGCAGGTGATGCTCGCAGAGCGACCAGAACGGGATCGCGCGGACGACGACCATCTCGTCGTATGGCACGTCGAAGGTCTTGGACAGGATCCGCCGCGGGTCGCAGTCGTACCCCGCGGTCAGCTCCCCGAACGCTTTGACGAATCGGGCCGGTGTGTTCTTCAGGACCTCGGGATCGACGTGTCGATCCCGCCCCTTGATGTACCGTCGGATCGCGTCGATCATCTCACCCCCCAAATCTTGTGCTGCTGAATCGACAGGGACCACTCGGGATACTGCTTCGCCAGCTCGAGACACCACTCCAGGTTTTTGCCGAAGCCCTTCCCAGGGGACCAGCCTGGCGAGAGGAACTTGTGATCGGTGGAGATCCGCGGCTTCGGGATCCCCTGTCCTTCGTGGCGGACGTAGCGGACCTCGCTGGCCCAGTCCGCGCGGATCGCGTGTTCCGCGACCTTGGGCGATAGGCTGACCCAGTCGATCCCCAGCGGGATCGGGAACGTGCCGTTGGTCTCGACAGCGACATAGATCTCCGCCTCCTTGAGCGCGGTCACCAGGGGACCGTCGACCTGGAGGAGCGGCTCTCCTCCGGTCAGGATCACCGCGCGCGGCGTCGGCATCAGGATCCGGATCGCGTTGACGATCTCGTCCGCCCGCATGGGCCGGCCGCTGGCGAACTCCGTGTCGCAGTCGAAGCCGCCGGGCGATTTGTCGCCGGGATCCGCGCTACAGGTCAGGTTGCAGCCGGAGAACCGAACGAAGACGTTCGGCGTCCCGGCGCGCCGCCCTTCGCCCTGGAGCGAGTAGAAGATCTCGTTGACCTGGTAGGTCTTCAACGGGTCACCTCCGCGAAGCAGGTCTCCGTCTCCCAGACCGTGACCTTCCGGAGGGCGACTCCTGTCCCGCGCAAGAGCCGCGGCCCAATGATCTCGAACAGGAAGATCGCCATGTTCTCCGCCGTGGGGTTGTAGGGCAGGAGGTACGTCTTCGTCCCCGGGACCTGCTTGAGGGCGCGCCGGGCCTGGACGTCCTCGACGTGGACGAGGAAGCCGTGATCCCAGTTCTCGTCGATCCAGCGACCGAACTTCTTCTTCAGGATCGAGAAGTCGATCACCCGGCCGATTTCGTCCAGATCCTTCTGCGTCGGGACCTTGACCTTCGGGACGTGGACGGACGCCTCGAGGAGGACCGCGTAATTATGGCCGTGCAGGTTGGAGCACTTGCTTTCGTGCTTCCACACCCGATGACCGGCCGCGAAGGTCAGGCGCTTTGTGCAAGAGATCATTTGCCCCCCTCGTACTTGGTCGGGTCGTCGATCTTGGCGAGCTGGAAGGCTTCCCGGCGCTCGGTGCAGGTCCCGCACTTCCCACAGTGGATCTCGCCGCCCTTGTAGCAGGACCAGGTCATCTCGAACGGGACGCCCAGGCGCGCGCCGGTCTTGGCGATGTCGGCCTTCGTCGACTTGATGAACGGGGCGAGGATCTCGACCTTCGTCCAGTCCGCCAGGCCGGCCGCGGTCTTCATCGCCTCGACGAACTCCGGACGGCAGTCCGGATAGATCGCGTGATCACCAGCGTGGGCCCCGTAGGCGACGAAGCGCGCTCCGACGCTGACCGCCTTGGCGATCGCCACGGCCAGAAGGATCATGTTCCGATTCGGCACGACGGTCTTCTTCATCGACTCCTCG